CAGTGCTGGATGCTCAATACTTCGGAGTCGCCCAGCGCAGGCGAAGAATCTTCCTCGTTGCTGTCTTCGATCCTGCAGACGCCTCACGAAGTCGAGGCAAAGTTCTTCCTGTCGCCGAAGGCGTGCCAAGGAATTCTAAGGCGCGCGGCAAGAAGGGACAAAGTGCTGCCCCAGCAACTAATGGAGGCGCTGACACAAGTGGCGTCCAGAGCGGAGCAGTCGCCTTCCAGCCCGGAACAATGATCCGTGCCGTCGGCGGCCACTGGGACGAGCAGGCGCCGACGCTGAGGGCGGAGTCCAAGAGCGGGGACAACTCGCCGCACGTCGCCCAGCCGTTCGTCAAATCGCGCCACGCGAAGGATTCCGAGGACTACGAGACGTGGGTCGATGGGGATGTCTCGCCGACGCTGAACACATTCGAGAACCATACCGACACGAGGGCGACCGTCGCAATAGTCTCGCAGGAGACGGTCAAGGATGTCTCCAACACCATCACGGCGAACATCTACCACCACGGCACGGTGGTGAATCAGGACGTGAACGACGGGCACATGGTCATCGTCTCGCAGGATCCCGTGAACGAGGTTGCCGGGACGATCACGGCAACGTACGCAAAGACCATACAGCAGCAGATAGCCATGGATGGTAATTACATCCCCGTGAACGACGGGCACATGGTCATCGTCTCGCAGGATCCCGTGAACGAGGTTGCCGGGACGATCACGGCAACGTACGCAAAGACCATACAGCAGCAGATAGCCATGGATGGTAATTACATCCCCGTCACCGTCATAGATCGCGCGGCGTTCAACCAGGGTCCGAACGCCCAGTTCGACACCGTGATACGAGAGGACACCGCCATACCGGCGCTCGTGGCGCGAGGCCCACACGCCGTCGGCCAGCAAGTGAGCGAAATAGTCTTCGAGAATTCGTACAGGGACGGCGTGCGCATAGCCAACGACAACGTGAGCCAGACGCTCTCGGCGAAGATGGGCACCGGCGGCAACAACACCCCCATGGTCGTGCAGGGCGAGCAGGCGGTGATCGGCTTCGAGCCTGGCGCCGTTTCGCGACTCGCGTCCGACCACTACTGGGAGGAGATTTCCCCGACGCTGAGGGCGGAAATGGGCGACAACCAGGCGGCCGTCGTCGTGCCGGCGCAGAACATCGTGTTCAACGACGATCGCAGGGTCGGGCCGCAGTTGTTCGACGACAAGATAAACACCCTGCAAGCCTTCATGGGCACGGGCGGCAACAACACACCGATGGTCGCCCAGGACGTCAGCCAGCAGGGGATCGTCGCCATACCGATACAGGACGGGCGGGAGATGGAGAAGCACCAGAACGGGCTCGGCGTGGGGGAGAACAGCGACCCCTCGTACACGCTCGACCAGACAGGGGCGCAGTCCATCGCCTACTCGATCAGGGAGGACGCGACCGTCGGCAACTTCAGCGCGACCCCGATAGACGTGGCGAATGCGGTGACCGCCCTCCAGCCGTCGCCGCAGTCGCACCATGCGCAGACCTTCGTGACACAGCAGGCCGGCGACCCCCTCTACTCCTTCGACACGCAGTTCGGCAGCAACGCCGCCGTGTTCGAGGATCAGTCCCCGACGCTCAAGGCGACGCAGGCCCCGTCCAGCGTGGCGTACCAGTACGACGGCTACAACCAGAAACTCGAGGAGGGCGACGGCGTCTACAGGTCGCTGCGCGTCGGCAGGGACCCGAGCGATTTCGTCATGCAGAACACGTCGATGGTCATACGGCGGCTAACCCCGCTGGAGTGCGAGCGCCTGATGGGGTGGCCCGACGACCACACCAAGCACGACGCCGACGGCAAGGTAATCCCGGACACCCAGCGCTACAAGATGTGCGGGAACGGCGTCGCCTCGCCGGTGGCGAGATGGGTCGGGCAGAAACTCAGGGACTTCTACCTAGGGCAGCAGCCCTGAGGTCTCGGGACCCGTCGCACCATTATCGGGCCCGGATCCTTCTTCTCCTCTTTCTTCGGCTCGTCCTTCGGCGGCTCCGGGTTCGTCGTCATGCTCCCATTGTCCCACACCAAAGTGCCTTTCCAAGAGATTCAGGACCGCGGCGTTGGGGCTGTTGCCCCTCCCGATGAGATGCGACTCATCGGAGCCCCAGAAAAGCGCGGCCTCCTCGATTTCGCCGAAGATGTAGCCGGCAAAAAGGTCGCTCCACATGAATCCCGAATCGGCATTCGGCAGGGCATACCAAGTTCCGCCCTCGTGGACCCCCGAATACCTGGACTGGCTGACGATTATGGGGTATAATTTTACGAGATTGCTCACAAAAGCAGTCTAGTTAGGTCCGCCCCGAACTCGCTCGGAAATGTATTATTGAAACATGGTCATGCCAAAGAATTTTGACAACCCAGATGAGGCTTTTGCTATCGCAAAGGCGTGGGCCAAGCGCAGGGAGAACACCCTGCTCGGCGTGAATCGAAATATCCAAGATGGGCTAAAGAAAGATACGGAGAACCAAGATGACACGACCGAATGATCAAAGCGGAGACGATGCCGCCAAGTGGTGGAACGAGAGCAGCAAAGAGGAACTCGAGAAATTAGAGTTTTTCGCCAAGGAGTACGGCAAGGCCATGGGCAAGCCGGAGTCTGACGACGAGGACGACATGGGTCCGCCCGATCTGCCCGAGGACGATGAAGACATGGGCCCGCCAGATCTGCCCGAGGACGACGAAATGGCAGACGATGAGATGGCTCTGGAACCAACAGACCGGGAGATGGACATGCAGGCTCGCATGGCTTCCCGAAGGATGAGCGCCTCTCGTCGCCCCCGCAACAGGAGAATGGCGATGAGGGCGATGAAATCAGGCGAGACGCGAGACATCGCAAACAAGGCGCTCAGGGCCGAGATGGAACTCAAGAGGGCCTTCTCCCCGGAGAAGCGCCGCGACCTCGCAAAGAGCGGCATGGCGCTCCCCGACGGCTCGTTCCCGATCGTCACGACCGAAGACCTGAAGAACGCGATCATGGCGTTCGGCAGGGCAAAGAACAAGGCAGCGGCCAAGAGGCACATCATCAAGCGCGCCAAGGCGCTCAAGAAGGCCGACCTAATCCCCGATAATTGGGGCAAGAAGGACGCAAAGGGCTCGATGTTCATGTGCAAGGCCAGCGGGAAAGCCGTAATGGAACCCTGCGCCGAGTGCAAGGGCGGTTGCGCACCAATGGGCTACAAGGGCTCGATGTTCATGTGCAAGGCCAGCGGCAAAGGCGTGATGGAACCCTGCGCCGAGTGCAAGGGCGGTTGCGCGCCGATGGGCTACAAGGGCGACAAGATGCCGGCCGAACTGCTCGAGCAGTTCAAGAAGAAAAAGAAGAAGATCAGTTACGGCGAGAAGGAAGCGGAGATGGACGACGAGGAAATGACCTCGCCGAGGGGGCGCGAAGAACTGATGGACCGTCTGTTCAAGAAGAAGAAGAACAAGCCGGCCGCCGAAGACGCAACCGAAGAATAAAGATATCCCAAAGAGGACTGCCAGGGGTAGCGACAAGTGCCTGCGAACCGGAAGGACATCTACTCGGCGATGCCCGTCAGCTCGTTCGGGGGGTTCGGCGGAGTAGAGCGCGAGAGCGAGATAGTCACCTCCCCGATGAGGAGCAACAACCCCAAGAAGAAGCGCAAGCGTCGCAAGGCCGATGAGCCGGAGATCAATAGCCTTGCGCAGAAGGCCCTGATGGAGTACTCCTTCGAGTCGGCATTCGTCAAGCGCCTAGACGACCTCGACGACGAGGCCCTCGATCTGCTGTTCCCCGAGGATGACCACGAGGCAGTGGATAAATTTGTCGCCCAGATCGACAACAAGTGGATTTTCGACACCGCCGGCGCCTTCATAAGGCGCGCATTGACAAACAGGCGCAGGCGAAGGCGTGGGCGCCGAAAATCGCAAGACCCGGGCATGGATACGAAGGGCGGGCAGCAGGGGCCGTGCTGGCCCGGCTACAAGCAGGTCGGGATGAAGAGGGGCAAGGGCGGCAGGATGGTCCCCAACTGCGTGCCGGTGGAAGGCAAGTCCCTCGACAAGTGGTTCAAGGAAGATTGGGTGGATTTGTCTAGGCCCAAAAAGGGCGGCGGATTCGAGCCGTGCGGCCGACGGGATGCCAGCACCGGCAAGTACCCGAAGTGCGTACCAGCGGCAAGGGCCGCCAAAATGACGCCAGACGAGATCGCTTCTGCCGTAAGACGAAAAAGAAGGGCCGAATCCACGCGAACCCGCGTGGACAAGAAACCAATAAATGTTTCGACGTTGAAAAAGGACGCGGGGTTCGCCGTCGAGGAAAAGGCGGCAATACCGACCAACCCAGAACTCTACGCCAGGGTAAAAGCACAGGCCAAGAAAAAGTTCGACGTATACCCATCGGCGTACGCCAATGCTTGGCTCGTGAGGGAATACAAAAAGCGCGGTGGCAAATACAGGACAGGCAAAAAGACCCTCGGCAACGGCGATCTGTCCCACAAGGGTGCCGATAAGCCGCGCCTGCGCGACCCCAAGGGCGGCCTCACCGCAGCCGGTCGCGCGCACTTCAAGCGCACAGAGGGCGCGAACCTGAAGCCGGGCGTCAAGGGAGCGGCGGACACGCCGGACAAAATGAGACGCAAGGGCTCGTTCCTGACGAGGTTCTTCACGAACCCGTCAGGCCCGATGGTGGGCGAAAATGGAAAGCCGACTCGCCTCGCGCTCTCCGCCGCGGCGTGGGGCGAACCCGTGCCGAAGAACCGATCCGATGCCGCGAAACTGGCAGCCAAGGGTCGCAGGCTCCTGGAGCGTTACGAGAACACGAAAAAAAAACCGAAAAAGCGGTAAAAAGATACTGATTATCAGATAACTTTATCCGTAAACTCGGTCACGGTGATAGTATCCGGAAATGATAAAAGTAGGAAACTGCATCGACCTAATGTCCGAGTTGCCGGACTGCTCGATAGACGCCATCGTCACCGACCCGCCCTACGAGCTCGGGTTCATGGGCAAGTCGTGGGATGCGAGCGGGATCGCCTACAACGTGGAGGTGTGGCGACAGTGCCTGCGCATACTCAAGCCGGGCGGCTACATGCTCGCCTTCGGCGGCTCGCGGACATACCACCGGCTCGCATGCGCGGTGGAGGATGCCGGGTTCGAGATACGCGACCAGATCATGTGGGTGTACGGGTCAGGCTTCCCGAAATCGTTGAATGTCAGCAAGTCCATTGAGGGACTTCTGACAACTGGTTCAGCGAACAAGACTGCGTTCAAGAACTTGTCAGGAGAACAGGTTGAACGTGGTAATTGGGGAATTTCAAAACAACAATTCACGCACGGTCAGCGTGACACGAACTATGACGAAACGGCTGGTGATACCCGTCTTGGCAAACTTGAACCAACGACCGACGCCGCAAAGCAGTGGCAAGGTTGGGGTACTGCACTCAAACCAGCGCACGAACCTATCGTGTTGGCTCGCAAACCGCTTGACGGTACGGTGGCGAACAACGTCCTGACGCACGGCACGGGCGGCATCAACGTAGACGGGTGCAGGGTGGGCGATGAAGTCCTGCCGGAACAGGTCGCCGGACAGGCGCAGATCGGAACTTTCGAGAGGTCAAACATGGTGACGCCCGAGAGGGTCGGCCGCTGGCCCGCGAACTTCATCCACGACGGGAGCGACGAGGTCCTCGAGTTGTTCCCGAACAGCAAGGGGGGCGCGTACCCGGCGAGGCGGGGAAACGCCGTCGCCACCTCGTTCGCGTCGGGCCAGGAGACCGAGGGAGGCTTCCGCAAGATGGGGGACGACGGATCCGCCGCCCGCTTCTTCTACTGCGCGAAGGCGTCCACGGCGGAGAGGAACGCCGGGCTCAAGGGCATGCCCAAGAAGAAGGCGGACACGCGCACCGACGTGGCCGCAGGGATATGGAAGGACATGAGTGCCCCGCACCAGAACCACCACCCGACCGTAAAGCCCGTCACCCTGATGAGGTACCTCGTCAGGCTCGTCACCCCGCCGAACGGGGTGGTGCTCGACCCGTTCCTGGGGTCGGGGACCACGGCCGTCGCGGCGATCCACGAGGGCGTGCGCTGGTTCGGCTTCGAGATGAATTCCGACTATGCCGAAATAGCATCGCGGAGAACCGATCATGCTATTGTGGCCCTATGCTCCACATCGGTAATTGCATAGATTTCCTCTCGCGGCACCCGGAGCACAGCTTCGACTCGATAGTCACCGACCCGCCGTACGAGCTGGGGTTCATGGGTAAGGCCTGGGACTCGACCGGCATCGCGTACAGCACCGAGCTCTGGCGGCAGTGCCTCAGGGTGCTGAAGCCAGGCGGGCACCTGCTCTCCTTCGGCGGGACGCGCACCTACCACAGGATGGCGTGCGCGATAGAGGACGCGGGCTTCGAGATACGCGACCAGATCATGTGGGTCTACGGCTCGGGGTTCCCGAAGTCGTTGAACATTAGCAAGGCGATTGACAAGGCGGCTGGTGCAGAACGGGAAATCATTGGTGAATCAAAGTATTCACAGCCAGCAAAAAGTGGTCATCACGGCGGCCTAACGGGAGACAACATTGTTTTTACCAATGAGCGATATACGCCGTTAATTACCGCATCTGCTACGGCTGAGGCTAAACAATGGGAAGGGTGGGGTACGGCGCTGAAGCCCGCGCACGAGCCGATTGTGATGGCACGCAAGCCGCTCATCGGCACGGTGGCGAGCAACGTCCTGAGCCACGGGGGAAACGGGTGCAGGGTCGGCACGGAGAGCATCTCCACGCACCACGCGCCGGCGGGGACGTTCGCCGGCGGCGAGATAGGGCGCGGGAGCGACACCGGCTCGTACGCGAACCACCAGGGCCGCTGGCCCGCGAACTTCATACACGACGGCTCCGAAGAGGTGTTAAATTTATTCCCCGATCTCGGCAAGTCGCAGGGCGGGCGCATAGGCAAGAAGTCCCAGTCGGCGGTCTCCGTAGTCCCGGCCGGCAGGTACGAGGCGGGCGACCCCGGCTACGGCGACTCCGGCTCGGCGGCGCGGTTCTTCTACTGCGCCAAGGCCTCGACATCCGAGCGGAACCTCGGGCTCGACGACCTGCCCGACCGCAGGCAGGACGAGGACGACTACGAGAGGGCCGGCACGACCAACCCGCGCAACAGGTCGCAGAAGCTCAGGAGGAACCACCACCCGACGGTCAAGCCGCTCGCGCTGATGCGCCACCTCGTGCGGCTGGTCACCCCGCGCGACGGCACGGTGCTCGACCCGTTCCTGGGGTCCGGCACGACGGCGGTTGCGGCCATACACGAGGGCGTCGGCTGGGCGGGGTGCGAGGCGAACGAGGAGTACGCGGAGATAATCAGGGCGAGGGTCGCCTCGGCGACGGGGCGCGCGTGAGGCCAGCCGTCCGCCTGAGGAGGGGGCTCGACGTAGGGGACGTGCCGCCGACGCCGACCGACCGGGGCGCGCGGGCGGCGCTCGGCCGCACCGAGCTCATGCTCCTGCGCGAGGCCGGGGCGCGCGGCTTCCCGATGGCGTTCTCGCGCGAGCAGGGCGGCGCGCTGGTGCAGAACATATACCCGGTCAGGGAGTCGGAGGCGAGGCAGATATCCTCGTCGTCCAGGGCGCAGCTGGGGCTGCACACCGAGGCGGCGTTCCACGAGCACAGGCCGTCGGAGGTGCTGCTCCTGTGCCTGAGGGGCGACCCGGCGGCGGCGACCACCTACGCCGAGGCCGACGAGATCGCGGCGGCGCTCGGGGACGGGGCGCTGGCGGCGCTCTCGCAGAGGAGGTTCGTGACGTCTGTGGACGAGAGCTTCATGTCCAACGGGGAGCCCGACTCGCAGACCCC